CTGCTTGCTCGCAAAGCTGGCCGTCGCCTTGATGGATTTCGTTTTCACGATCTCATAAGCCATACTTGAATCTCCTTATTGACTGATTTGATTTGTGACCGCCGCCGACTAGCGAGCCGCTGCGTAATGCCGCTGCTCCCGCTCGTACTCCTGGTAGAGCGCCGGTTGTTCCGCCATGACCCGCTCGGTAGCCTTGGGAATCGAAATGTTGTCCCGCTTGGCAACCTTCTCCACCTCGGCATCGAAAGCTTTGAGAGCCGGGATGGTACCGCCCGACTTGCCCAGCTCGACAAACCGGGTACCCATCGCCTTGTCGCCTTCGATCAGCTGCCCGAGAACCTTCGTGAAGGCCTCCGAATCCTCACCCAGGGCGTCCGCCATCTTCAGAAGAGTAGCGCCCTTCTCCTGAGGAGAACCCGCAGTGTGCGGTAGCAGCTCTTCCGCTCGTTTTGTGAACTTTTGCAGGCGCGCTTCCTGATTGGCCTGATTGAGCTCCGCTTCGGCCTTGGTCACCCGCGCCGCCAGATCATCCACGCCATCGAGCTTTTGCAAAAGCTTCTTCGTTTTCTTCTTTTTCTCGTAGTCCTCCTCGTCATCGACCCACTCGTCCCCGTCGGGCTCGTCGTGAGTCGGCTTCTTGTCGACCTTCGCCTTCATCTTCTTCTTCTGTGCCGCCAGCATTTCGGCGCGGGTGTTGGGACCGGCTTTGTCGAAGCTGGCCTTGGTGGCTTCATCCATCGAGTCGCAAATCGCTTTCTCCTTCCGGGCGGCCTGCGCCTTCGACATCATGGTCTTCCGCTTGTCGGCGTCTCCGGCGAGGTACTCCTTGCGCTCTTCCTCCGACATCGAAGCGTAGTTCTTCCGCTCTTTCTTCGACATCTTCACAACGAGCGCGTTCTCAGCCTTCAGAACATCCCGTTCCGCTGTCATGCTCTTGAGAACGGCGTCCTGATCGGTGAGTTTCTTTTCGATCATTTCCAACGTCATGGGCATATCGCTTTCTCCTTTTCTGACTTTCAGGACGTCAGGCAGCTCATCGCTTCCCTTGTCCGGGTTTGCAGCTTTCCAAGCCGCCCGCACTTTGGCTTTGACGCCCTTCAGCGCCTCTGCCGGAATCTCCACCTTGTTTCCACGAAATCCTTCTCCCAAAGCGGCCACCGCTGCTCCAACTATTCGAGCATCCGGAGCCGCCCCTGGCGTAGCCGTCAATCGAAGTTTCCATTCCGATACGTTGTCCGAAGGGGTATAAGCATAATCACTCTTCGGAAACTCTTTGCCGTCTTCGGTCTTTCCCCGAGGGCTTTCAGCGTCTCGTTTAAACAGCGCCACCCGCGCCCTCGGGACCCCCTTCTCGCTATTGGCCGGTCGGTCGACCAAAGAAACTTCATCCACCGTCAAGTCCGTAAGTTTTTGGGCCATTACCTCCGCCTTTCTCCCCGATCATGCTCTCCCGATGAGAGGCAGCAGGGAAGCTTCGCGATATTCTCCCCAAGAGTATCGATAGACACCTTCAGTGCAGCTTTGGTCTGGACCGACTCCCGAATGATCTCGCGTAGTTCCCGATTCGTTTCAACTTGCTGAGTGAGGGTAGCCATCATCTTGGCAACCATATCGAGCTGTTGCCGGTCTTTCTCTTCCAGCTGCGCATCCTTCTTAGCAAGCTCGGCCACTCGAAGCTGATCTTTTTCCAGCAGCAAGGCGTCTTTACGGGTAGCGTCCGCAGTGCGCTGCTGTACCTGATCGGCAATCAGCTTGTCTTTGGAATCCATCAACGCGTCTAATTTTCGCGCCAGAATCCAAACCGCAATCAGAAGCGCGCCCAACAAACCCGTGCGCTCGACTTGCCCGATCCATGGAAGTTCGTTTCCTATCGGCTGGGTTTGCATCATCCCCAAAAGGATCGCCGAGCCGAAAATACTCTTGAGAGTGTAATTTATCCCCAGCATCTTTTTATTCCTTCCCCGGTACCTGTACCTGAAGATCTCTCGGCTGCCGGGAATCGATCCATAAACATGCAAACCAAGAGAGATAGCAAACAACCGAAATGAGCATCAACGCCACCCCGATAGAATCGATATGCTGGCTAGCCGCATAGTAACAAGGAGCCGTGAAGAGAAGGTACCCGCAAAGAATCTTTCCGTGATAGAGCTCCATATTCGTCGCGCCTCCTCCGGTCTGTCCTCGATGAATTGAAAAGAACCCTACTAGCACAAACCCGAGAAAAGCGTTTCCTCCTCCCATTAGGGCAAATATTGCTTCCAGACTGGAATGGGGCCAAATTGCCGGACGAACCATCGCCTCCTGAAGGATCAAAACCGCAAACCCGGCAAGCGGAAAAACAGTTCCATCGGAAAATCTCCAGCGTTCGTTAGTTTTGGCCATGTGTTGGTAGGCTTCCAGAACCAACCCCAAGCGCCCGAATAGCAGGCACACCTGAACGATCCGCCAGATCAAGTCGTACAGCCCAGTGTGAAAGGTGGTCACCCAGAAGAGAAGCAAGGAGGCAGTCCAATCGAACAGGAGATAGGTAAAAAAGCGGGGGTAGGTTCTGCGCCAGACCGATCGGGCAATCTCCGCCAATACTCCAAACTCTGTTACTAATGACGCCACCCAAACCATCATAACGACGGGCATCACAGATTCCTCTCTTCACCTCCTCGATTAACCGTTTCCCGAATCGTCTCCGGTAGGACCCCCACCTGGCTTTGTCGGCGGCGGTGCGTCCCCACCCGGCTCCGTAGGATCATCACCCTCCAACGGAAGCGGATTTTCTTCCACTCGTGGAGGAACTTTCGGAACCTTCGGTTTCAAACTACGCTCGTGATGTAGCTTTCGATCCGGCATTTCTCAGCTCCTTTATTCGAGATCGATGATTCTTCCAAGCCCTCTCCCCTCTAGAGGTCCATCGGGAAATTGCTCCGACGACCAAGGCGAGTAGCGATATCCAAAAGAAGGCTTTCGCAAACCAGCTCATGGGATTCAGATTGCGGCCCGCTTACCCTTGCCCCCAATGCTCCACGCCCGAAGATGGCCGGTTGTTACCTTCTTCCAAGTCTCCTCATCGGCAATCTTCATTCCACCCCACCAGGCAACGCACTTCAAATCCAGGACGGCAGGGATGTCTTGGTCCTTCAAGCTTTGGACCATCGCTTCCTGTTTTTCCCGCGTAAAGACTACTGACTCCACCAACCGACCGACACCTTTAACCTCGCCTTCCGAATCGGATTCATGCATTGCCCCTGCTACTCGCGCATGAAGCACAAACTCGTAGGCGGTGTCCTCCAAAGTCCCTTCATCGATGATGTCCCCTTGGGTGTCCTCGACCTCTCGCCCCTCAACCTCGACCACAGAGAACCACCCAAATACTAGATGCCGGGAGTTGTCGAGCTTGATGACCTCGCCTTCGATAACAAAATCATTCTTCTCTACCGGCGATCCTGCCAGCAAGTACTCTTTCCGAGCGCCTCCAACCGAAAGAACTATCCGATCAAAGGTTGTCTCCAAGGGTTCCGGAGTTGCGATCAAAGGCGGAGCGTGAGGCGCCACCGTTTTCAACGTGATGTGTGGCGAATACTCAAAGTCTTTCTTGGGAGAAAGACCGCTAGCCTCGACCGCATCAAGCAATCCTTTACGGAAAGGTCGGATCTCGTCCGAATGTACTCCAAGGTAGATCACGTCCTGCGCGTCAGATTGTGGCGTCGCCGGAAAACGCCCGATACCGCCCAACGTGACCTTCACGGGAGCGTGAGTATTAGCAAAATGCTGGACCGCCCGTTCGACTCCGGGAAGCAGCTCAAGATTGATCTCGTCTAGCTTCCCAAAATACATCAAGGTCAGATGAATCTGGTCGGCCGACTCGCCACCCTCAACCGCAATCTTCTTCTGGGTCTCCGAGTCGGGCCAAAAGGCTAACATGACGCCATTGCCTGCCTTTTCCACCCGATCTCGATCAATCTTCTTTAGGACCCGACCCGCCCACTTGGAAGCTTCGGCTCCGCCCCAGGCATCCCGAACTGTAACGGTCTCCGTCGCAGATTCAGTACTAGCAAAGAACTCCGCAACCTTCCGAACCCGCGCCTCGTCCAGTCCCTCATGTTCGGCCAAAGGAGCTGTAATATCCAGGACTGAAACCCCCTGGTCGTAGGCGGACTTCGCCGCTCGGTGGACCTCAAGAGGCGGTAGAAACGTTTGTAGGACCGCCTCCTTTCTCGCCTCTTGAGGTTCACTCTTGTGAATAGTATGACCAATCGCTCGCAGAGAGTTGTGCAAGGACATTAACGCAGCTTCGCGTCCAAGAGCAGTATTCCCTCGGGTCATCAGAGTGTTACTCGCTTGAGCAAGATGGCTCTTGGCTTCAGGCGGAACCTTGTAAGCCTTCACATGTTGCTCGATGCCCTGAGTCAACTCATGGAGACCTTGACGGTAGTTGCTAACGGCTGACTCGGAAGGAGTCGAACTCGTACGTCCTTCGTGCGCCTTCAACCGATCATGCTCGGACACGAGCGCTGCGTGAGAAACCCCGGCGTGGCTTCCAGCTGGGTAGCGGCCGGAGCCCGGTCCGCCCTTCTCCAGCTCTTCAGCATTGCCCTCATCCGTATCGTCGTTAGTCAGTCCGTGAAGAATGAGGTAGACCCCTGGCTTCAGAGGATCATCACTATCAACGTCGATCTCCTTGATCTCGCCTTTGTGCCAACGCAGAACGCTCGTATGCTCGGGGTCATTCGGTTGCTCTACGCCTTTGAGTTCTACCTCAAAGTCGTCTTTCATACCCGCATCAACCCACGCCTGTACCAACTCCATGCCCCGCGAGTGCATAATCACGCCGAGCTTCATCGTGGGGTCGGCAGTGAAATCCTCGTAGAGTTTCTGCAAGAAAGACAACTGACGGTTCTTGGCCTGCTCGAAGCTTTCCGCTTCTTCTCCGTCCGCGCCTTTGCCCGGAGGAACCTCGCTAGGATGTTCGATGTAGTAGTCAATCTCATCGCGAACCGTGTGCGGCATTTTTCCTTCGAATTTCCCGAGATGCCAAGGGCAGAGAGCCGAGGTTTCTGCTCGTTCAAGCCCCGGCGCGGCATGTTCCGCTATTGCGTCTGCGGTCTGTATGCCACGGCGCAGGACGCTGGAGTAGAGGACGTCCAGCCCGCCCTTGTCCGCGAGGCGCTCTCCGAGCTTATCGGCGAGTTCGTGTCCCTTCCGGTTCAACGAAATTGCAGAGTTCCCCGAGATGCGTTTGTGGATTTCCTCCGAAGTGTTCGGAAAAATCTCGGAACTTTCGGGGGACTCCACTTCTTGAGTTCCAGGATCGTCCTTCTGCTCCAGCTTTTTGAGACGACCAATGATGATATCGTAGTCCTCCATCGTGAGTTCGGGCTCCTTGGACAGTAGTTCCAAGATACGCTCGGTAATCGCATGAAGAACTTCATCCTCACTGGCCTCCTCACGCGCAAACTCCATGAGCTTGATGAACAGAGGAACGTTGATTGCGATCTTGTCGGATTTTTTCAATTCCTCGTCTTCCTTCGAGCCCAAGGGTCGATTGACATGAACATCTCCAATAGCAGGAGCATCCTTGTCAACTTCTTCCTCCTCATCTTCCGAGGCTCCATTACTGATAGCGACTGCCTCCTGGCCCTCAATCAATTTGACGAGGCCTTTGGCCGTGGACTGAACGTCAGGCGGTCCTTCTAACTTGTTGAGCGCCTGAGCGACGCCCTGGCAATTGGACGCATAGCCCTGGGCGAAGAAGTCCTTGAGCGTCACATCGCCCTCAGCCGCTTCGCGAAGGTCGGCGAGACCCTTACCCGAAGCAAACTGCCCGAGTGAACGCTCACGTGTAACGATTTCGTAGCTCATGCTCGTACCCTCGCCTTCAGTGCCTTCAACGAACCGATCTTTTCCATGCTTCCTAGGCGGAACGAACCGACCCCTTCCTTCAGGTAGTAGGAAGCTCGCCCGCCCGCGGAACGCTTATCGACGACCACGGTAAAAACCTTCTGAAGACCTGCATCGCCTGCACGGTTCAGCTTCGCCTCGATTGCCGCTGCATTCATCGTCACCTTGTTGTTTGTTTGGTAAACGAAAGTCTTAATTTCGACTCCTACTCCCTTTCCTTCCAAATCGAAAGGTGAATTGTTTCCCGTGCGAGGTATACCGAGATGACTAGCCATCTCAACTTCGACTTTATCCGAAAGCTTCTGTATCCATTCGCTAGCGACCGGACGGCTTCCGTACATGACAGGAGCAGCAGTCGAGTCCGAACCCGGAGCAGAGTCGCCGAAGACTCGCGGATTCCCAGACTTCAGTTCGCCATTTTCTCCAACAAGAATATGCTGGCCATTAACCGTGATCCACAATCCTTCGGCATCGTCCGCCTTTCGCACAGCGTCGCAAAGCAGCAAACCCGTTAAAAGTGTACTCATCGTTCTATCCTAGTTTTGCGTTTCGGCTCTTTACGAAAACTGCAAAGCAGTAGTGCAACGACAATCGGGATGCGGGTCGGGAGGACTCATGATCCCCGGAGCAAACTCTTCATTCAACCCCGCCATCTCCCCGTCTAAATCTTCACAGTCGCCGCACGTTCGGTCATCTCCGCTGACGATCCACACCCGCATCGCATTGTCCCCAAGAAGCCCCTGATCCTTAGCCTGGCTCCACACCTCACGCTGCCCAGCATTAGACGCACGGACTGTCTCCGTTCGTGCAATGGTTTCCGCTCGGTACTTCAAATACCGCTGCGAGTACCGATCGGTCATCTTGTCAATCTGCGCTTGTGATAGGTTCGTCTGATTCTGTGCGGCTCTCAAAAGCGTTGGGTCGTAGCGGCCATCACGTAGTGAGCGTGATAGTGCGTCCGGGATAGTCGAAGGATTTTCCAGAGCCGATCGGAAGTTCTCTACTGCCTTCTGCTGATTCGTCGTCAAGCCAATCACGTTCCGTATCTCTCGGGCTTGCTCGTAAGGGTGACCGCCGTTTTTGAACGCGTCCAGAATCGTCTGACGAATCGCCTCACGGGAATTTTCAGTAATCTGCTTAATCAGCTCGAAGTCGTAGGTCTCCAAGAACGCCTGCGCTTCCTTACTCATTAAGTTAAAGCTCAACTCGACCGACACCGTCTCTGGCAAGGCCATCACCGCCGCCTTAGCACCCGCTGCGTAAGTCGCCTGCACCGCGTCGCGAAAAGACTGAACTCCGGCTTCCAACCCTTTCCCTCGTAACGCTCCCGCAAAGTTCTTGTCCAAGGCCAAGACCGCCAGCGCCCCGTTCTCGTCTCCGTTCGAAATCGCTTCGGCCAGCTTATCCAGCTCTATGCTTCCCTTGGCGGCTTCTACTGCTCGTAAGAAAGCATCCCGCAGGTAGCCTTCCATACGCTGCGCAGCGGCCAAGATTGGGTCACTTTCGGCCGGAGACTTCCGAATGAAGGAAATGGGCATTCTGATCCGCGTTTAAAGTCGTTTTCTTAGGGCCTAGGGGTCGCTAGGCTTCGTCCCGAGGGTCCGGGGTAGGGAAAGGGTACCCCCAGAGGCTTCAAGCGTTCCTAAGCGACCCCTTGAAGCCGCGATTTTGCGTCCTGTTCGGTAGCAGGCGCTTCCGCCCCCTGCGGCTTCTTTCCTGGAACCGGGTTAGGCGCTTCCCCAGGAAGAACCGGAGGCTGACCGGGAACTGCACCTGGAGGCGGCGTCGGCATTTCTTCGGGTTCATCCGGAAGGCGCGCGATTTTCCTAAGGTACCCGCTCGTCTCTCGGTCGAAGAACGTCAAGCCCGATTGCGCCAGACGGGAGATGTACTCGGAAAGCTCATTCAAGTCACGAACTCCTACTTCTCCTGGCATAACCTTGGGTGCAAACTCCAAGTCCATCTGATTCAAAGCCAGAAGCCGAGGGATCGCAATGCGGTTCATCACCGCCGCGATAGAATCCATGAATGCTGAAATTGCTAAAGAGAAAATCTCCGTAGCCGAAAGATGAAGCGCACGACTTCCGTGCGGAGACTGACCGAACTGAATAAATCCTGCCAGGATCGTATTCAACATGTCCTGATTGTAACGAGTAATCGCTGCATTCACGTCCGCGACTTTCGTTCCGCCCGAACGAAGCAATTCCAGCTTGACCATCTGGTTGCCATTGTCGTCCACAATCATCGGCAATACGATCCCCGCCTGATCGTCCATGCGAATGTTTGTGACTAGGCGTTTCGCGGCTCCCATCCCCCCCATCGCTTCCAAAGCCTCAGCAGAAGCCGAAAGCACCGGCAAGCCGCAAAGATCACGCTCAATACCAATCCCTTCGACTTCTTCAATCCGACGCTTAAAGAACCAAGGCCGATAGCAATTACGAAGAACGGACCGACCTTCGGGGTTGTTTTTCAACGAGGTCGTCCGAAACAGCAGCAGTTGCTCGATTGGAATCGGAACCGTATGGTAGTCAGGTGCTGCTAGCTGAACCGCTCCTTGCAGCCCACCTTCGTCGTCCCAGATCCAATAGAGAATCGACTCTTGAGCGCGCGGGGCGAATTTCCGCCAGCCGATCAAACCATCGTCGAAGCGCGAAGGCGATTTCCCGGCTTGCCCTTTTCGGCGCTTGTAGATGCTCTCGAACAGCGCGAAACCGAAGGCGAATTCCGAAGTACATTCGGCAATGAAGTCTTCCCAGGTATGGCTCATGTCTTGCATGCAAGATGTCAGAAACTCGCCGTACTCGTCGCCTTTCTTCCCCTTGGCGGGTTCAACTCGCCATTCAGCTCGACGGAGAATCATTTCCAGTGCAAAGAACATCGAACCAATCACTGCATCGTTATCCCTCATCTCCCGATAGATTTGCTTCTGCCGATGAGTCGAAAGATCCCGTAGCCACTCTTCGTAGACGTACCCAACCCCCTTGGTACGCAGAAGACCGGAGACGCCGATTTCCTCGAAGGGAGTTGGGCGGACCGATGCCGTTTGAGAACCCGGAATCGGAACCATGTCCATCGATTTGGCAATCTTGCTAAATAAAGGCATCAGCGTCTCCGTTGCAATGTGTTAAGGAATTCGAGGCAATTCTCGAATTCCCGCTACTTCTCCCCTTCCCAGGCAGTCAATGCGTTCGAACCGTCTGGGTTGATGAAGAGGTTCATGTGCGATTTGATCCAACCGGCACTGATGATTGCCGCCGCAAGATAGGGCTTCCATTCTGCCGGCAAGACGTTTACTACATCGGTCGGAAGCGCTACGAAAATACCGGCCAATGCGAGAAGAAAATAAACGAAATGGTTCACGATGCGAATCATTTAATCCCCTTTAGGATTGTCCCGGTATTCAACATAAAATCGGCGAGTGCAGTAAGGATAGGACTCGCTGCCTCGATGACCGTAGCTGCTCCCTGTAGCTCGCCCGACTTGTTCATAGCGTCCACTACTGATTGCACTGCCGCCTTCAGTTGATCCCCGCTAAGTGGAGTTCCAGCGAGCGCTTTGGAGTTTTGCAACCCCTGTTGAATTGCCGCTGCGATTTCAGTGGCCGCATCGAGCTTTGCTGATCCAGACTTCGGTGGGAAAATCTTATCAATCAGACGGACCACAAGTGGCAGCACCTGAGGCAGTGCAGCTACAGCAATAGGGAGAATAGCTGTCGCCATGGCTTACGCCACCCTCACCCACGTGCTGCCGTCCGGGGCCTTGATCGGCGTCATGACCGGAGTCGCGGCGCTGAACCTGTCGGGTCCGCTGGAGGCTATGGCGTTGTTGGCGGGGTTGGCCGGGGCGGGCATCTGCTGATAGTCCACACCCGCTACTGGGGTCGGACAAACCGGTTCTCCGATCTGCATCGGAGTGCAGGTCATCCCATCCTCTTCCACAATCACCACCCAGGACGCAGGAGGCGCGGGGGGCAATTCGTTGTAGGGCGTGCGGCACATCGAGTAGCTGGTCAACCACGTGCCGAACGTCTCGGTATGGTACTTGATGATGAGATTCTGGTTGGCGTTATAGGCCTTTGCGCAGGCCGAAGCCTGTAGCCAGGTCTTCATCGTCTGGGGGTCCATGCCCTCATAGAATGTTGGGGGTCTGAGTCCCGCTGGTAGCGGAGCTGCTTTGAGTACCGTTTGCATGGTTTCCTTTTCTCGCCCATTTCCGCTGGGCGCGCGGCTAATTTACAGTAACATTAACACCGCTCATGTGCGATGTGGTTGGGGTATTGGTTGCCCCGATATCGGTCGAGTCATGGGCAGTTTTCCAAAACAGCGGGTTCTGCACCACGTACCCAGCCTTCAC